ATTCAAGCAGTCCCAAGGATAGGGTATGGACTTGACATCCTTCTGCTCTTGAAGTAAATCCCATGTGTCTAGGCCTGAGACAATACCGTCAGGTCTAAATGCCTTGGCATTCCACCACTCCTTGACAAACTCTGCAACCTTACGAGACTTAAGCATCTCGCCTGCGTCCTTCATAGGTAGCGTGACGTTCTTAGCTTTGTTGGGGGTGAATAGATTAAGCACTGCCTTGGCTGCTTCCGTTCCTGCCTTGTCATTGTCGAAACAGATGACCACATTGTCGAAGGTCTCTAGCCACTCTAGGTTTGCTTTGATGTCTTTGGCTGCACCGGCTGCGCCTGATCTGATGCTGACTGCTGGCCACTTTCCATCGAACATTTCGTTGACAGCAAGTGCGTCTGCCTCGCCTTCTGTAACCGTGATGTATTTGCCGCCTGACTTGAACGCCTGTTGGCCGAAGAGACCCGCATTATTAAACTCTCCTGTTGCATAGAATGACTTGTTCTCTACGATGCGTACCTTAGTACCTGTTGCATCGCCTGTGTCCTTATCGAAGTAAGGGTAGTGGTGCTTAGAGATAGTGCCGTCAGGCCCGTACTCTACTGTGACACCGTATCGTTTAGCTGTCTCTTGATTGATACGCCTGTCGGAGATCGCTGCTATTACGCCTGTCATCTCTAATTTCCTCGCTGGTCTGGTGTGGATTCTGGTAACTGTGCCATCGCCCCGCTCGTAATGTGAACAGCCGCCTGAGAAACAGACGGCGTGTCCATCGGAGTACCTAGCCAAGTTATCCTTAGAGTCACACGAAGGGCATGACTCATGTTGGACAAAAGTGGACTCCGATTCCATTAGAAGTCCTCGCCAGCTTCTTGCTCTGCTACTTCCAAGACCTTGATCTTGTTGAGGTATGTACCTGTACCGTGGACAGGATGAGGCTGACCCTCTGCCCATAACAGCCTGACCTTACTACCTCTACCAATGCGACCAGCAAACGGAGAACCTTCTGCGTCCATTACTGGGACATCGTACTTGGTACTAAACTTACGTTGCTTTGTACCTTCGTACTCGCGGAGCTTAATGCCTGCTGACTCTAACTTCTCTGCTGTTGCGTCATCTACGCTAATGACAACTGAATACTTGCCAGTGGATTGACCCTGATACATCTCGTGGGTGTCTAGGTTTTCAAACGCTATTGTACCTTCTACTACTGCCATGATTACTTCCTTCTAGGTTATTTGCTACTACTTAAGTAGCGATTGATTAAACTTTAAAGATTATTATTAAACATTCCCTTTGCTTACCTAAGTATTATAATCATTAGTCAAAAAGGTGTCAAGTTCTTTTTCACTTAAATGTTGACTAAGTGCTGTGATTATTTCTACTTCGTTAATTGCATCGTTGGAGTGTGAGTAACAGGTGTTACAGAGATCAGCATGGAGGCCAGTTTGTTTGTCCCTCCGCTTCAACTCGTACTCACCTAAGATTACGTCACATGCTCTGCATCTACTCATCTCTAAATACCTCGTTATGTTTGTTGGCCATGTGCATATATGGGTTGGCATAATACTCATCTCTTACCTGTCTGGCTACTCTCTGTGTCAGCTCAGATAAAGACATACAGTATACCTGATACTCGACCAGTTCGTCAACCATGACGTGGGCTGCGGGTTCGATCCAGTCATTCTGATCGTACTCATATCCTAACAAGTTCTCTTTAATCTTACTCATCTATTTCTATCTCCTCGTATATCCTACCGTAGCTAATTAAGCACAGCGGTAAGCTGATTAGTGTACCCATGAAGAGCATTGCCCCTGACTGTCCTGTTGATGGGTCATACGTCCACACAGCGCGGCTGTCTGCAAACTCTAGGTCTATCCCCACACCTAAGCGATACTCTATTGATAGCGTGCGTTCAAATAATATCATAATAGCCCACCCTCATGATAGCTTTCTTTCCTAGACCTGAAGGAAAACAAATTATTATGCTTAGGATAATCCGCAGCAAACTTTCTTGCATAGTGACTGATCCATCCGTCATCTATCTTAAACACACTTTCATTCTCCTGAATCATTGTCTCCCACCGAATACGATGGAATATGTTTTTGGCTGAATAATGCTTACGCCTAACTGCTACCTGTAGAGCAAACCTGCAAAACAACTCGTAAACAGCCGGATTAGCCTTATGGTGCGCCTTAAAGTTCTCACTTGTCCACTTTCCGTTCATCTTTTTCTCTCCTAGTGTCATTATACTAATCTCCTGTTCAACCAATCCGCTGACAGCTTAGCTCCAGCAGTCTCCATTAGGGGCCATATAAAGCCCCTGTCGGGACTTCTAATCTCATGGTCACTGAATGACTCAGCAAGACCAAAGCGATTGTGTAGCGTGGTCTTAGCCATGTCTGTGATCAATGCTATTTCCGCTAGACTATATGTCGCACCGTGAATCATACGCTCACAGGTGCTACGGTTTATGTATGTTCTCGATCTCATTAGTCCTGCTCCTCAAGCCGTTGTAAGTCCGCTTTAATGTCCGCTAGTGCCTCGTCAATCTCCCACTGCTCCATCGGTGGATAATCATTAGCATCATCCAGCATATCCTCGTCACCGTGTAGCTCTCTCCAGTTACTCATAGCAATTCTCCAGTTATAGTAAGTAAGTACCTATAGCATATCCGATTGGATAGCCGATTGCAAAACCTATTAGGCCCCATTTAGTGTAAAAATATATATCTTTCATGATTGTTTATCCTATGTTTATGCCTGTTTAATATCGTTTATGGTATGGTCACTGTAGTTACCAACTTCAACACTATTGGGCGCTGTAGTGACCACTCTCAACAGCCCACTCATCAAACCACTCAAAGTCCCACTGTACTACCTCTTTTAGACTGAAGTAAAACACGCGGCCAGTCTCCCCGTTAGGTTCCAAAACTCTGGCCGTCCTGCTGGACTTTTTGACCCACATTGTGCCGCCGAATTTAAACTTCTCATTTAAGTGTATCGCGTAAAACTTAGTCATCACGCCACCTCGCTTTTAATGTAGCCGTGAACTGTACAGCAGTCCGTAGCTAGTCCAAACAATGGGTAATTTTTAAAGTTACCATCGTCTAATGATTCAGGTTCGTAATCCCAACAAACAACGTCATCATACTGCGCTAGGAACTCATCTAGTGTCTTCTCATCACTCTCCTCAATGCCTGAGATATCACCGTTGATTAGTGCTGACATTGCCCACGTTGGGAAATTGTCGTAGCTATATTTTAGTTTAATACTCATGATGCCACCTCCCCTACGACTGTTAGTTGATGAAACGGCACAGCAGACGCTAAACCCTCCACATTAATGACAGTCTCCCAAGTGCTGGTAGTCCAAGCGCCTCCCCTAGTTAGCACAGGGTAACCCATGCTGTCAGGGATCACGCTGTATGTTTTACCTTGCTCATTAAACTGGTCAGCCCTGTCATATAACTCATTTAATCTTTTCATCTTAAAACTCCTGTATGATTATGCCGTATTTGAATTCGATAACCTGCGTATGTTCTCTCAGGTCTTCTATGGTCTCAAGTTTGGTAGAGCTATAGGTGTCCTGTATTTCTTCTAAGGTGCCATACTCTGCATACTCACAGCACAGCGCGATCACGTCCAGTTCAACAGGCTCGCCCGTGTCTCTTGAGTAGTCTTCTAGGTACTCGTAAAGTGCCACCA